CACCATCCGCGTCGAAACCTTCATGCGCGGCCAGCCGCCAGTTTCGTACTGGAGAGTCTTCGAGATGGGCGCGCATATCACTCCCAAGAATCCGAGCGGATTTTTATGGCTACCTTTTAGAGGCGCCCCCGGCGTCGATGTGTGGCCTCGCGCCTATCCAGGCGAGTTGTTCCGCGCGAGGAGTAAGAAAGGGACGCCGCTACTCGGAGACAAGGCAGATAAACAGAACCCCTGGCGCTACTTCGGCTTGGCAGAGGTTACGATCCCGCAGAAATTCCACCTTCGCAAGATTATCGCTGACGTAGCGAAGGAATTGCGGGTCTATTATCGGGACCATATGAAAGCGATGAAAGCGACATGAGATCATCGTCGTTTCTTTGGCTTGCGCCTATTTCGGGCCTGCTCCTCGCGTGTCGCCCATTTGCAGTTCTTGGGAGAATATCCTTTGTCATTGTCAACGCGCTCAAGGCTATAAGCCTTCGACGGCTTGCGGCCCATGTCTCTCAGAAACGCTTCGTAATTCTTTTGCCACGTTCGACAGACGCCAATTCCCCGGCCGCCATAGCTTGGGAACCACTTGTGTCTTGGATTAAGGCACCTCTCTTTCATCGCTCGCCAGCTATTGTATTCAGGCGTTCTATAATCGTCGTGCGTTGTGTTCCGAGTAATCAGCGTGTCTCGAAGCAGGCATCCGCAGCTTTTGACGCCGCCAAGCCGAACGCTATCAACTGTTACCACTTTCATTGTCCCACAATCACACAGGCACAGAATACACAACCGCGCCCAGCTATTCTTGCCAGTCCGGCTCTTGCGGCGACGAGATTTCGCTCGCTTGAGCACGACGAATCGCCCGAAGCGTTTTCCGATTATCTCTTTGGTGGTAATTACACGCGCAGCCTTGGACATGGCTTATCTCCTTGTCCTTGGTTAGAGCCGTTGGGACGGTTGCACGTCTCGGCGGCTCGTTTGCTATGGGGCAAATAAAGTGCCCGACCTCGAGGATATCGTCCAGAGGATAGCCCTAGCGGGCTCAGATGATGTTATAGCCTCCTTCGGGCGCATTGGCGAGGCTGGCGTCCAAGCATTCAAGCACGTCGCCGAGGCCGCTGGTCCGGTCGGAAAGGTTCTAGGCGGCGCAGCGGGGGCGCTCGCGGGCCTTGTCGGCAGTTCATTCCTGTGGGCCGAACGTAGCTCGCAGGCAGCGCATAGTCTTGAGATCCTATCCAAACAATCCGGCGAGAGTGTTGAGAGTATTTCATCCCTGCAAACCGCACTCAGCGCGATGGGCGGTGGCGCGGCCAACATGCAGGCCATGTTCCGGCGGATGGGCAGCACCATCACGGAGGCGTGGAATCAAGTCAAAATAGACGTCACCAATGCCGCCGATATACAGATCAAAGATACGCTAAGTGTCGAGAAGTCGGAGCAGGCGCTTTGGCAGGCGCGGCAAAAGCATCTCAAGGTCCTTAACGAGACCGGCGATCTCGCACACCAGCTCGCTACGCCGGAACAGGAGCGGCTGGAAAAACGGAAAGAGTCGCAGACAGATTTGGAGGAACACGAGGAGGCGCTGCGCGTAGCCGAGAAAAAACGCCGCGATGACCAGCGCAATTCAGAACCGGCCTATGCCAAGGCCATCAAGGACATCACCGAAGGCACGAAAAATGCCGCCGAGGCGGGCAAGGAAGCCAATCTCAGCGTCGAGAATATCACCAAGGGACTTGTCGCCAACGCGCCGGGCGCAGAGGAAGCGCTAAAGAAGTTCAACGGCACACTGGAATCAATTCAGGGCTTCGGGCCGCAAGTCACCGACATTCTTTTCCGCCTCGCCGACTTCCTCAAGAACAGCGGCAATGCGGCATTGAACAGCGCGGTGCAGATGCACCTGTTTGGCCGGACTGTCGGCACGGAAATGGTTGTGCCGCTCAGTCAGGGCAGCGAGGCGCTCAAAGAATATCAGAAAAGAATGGAGGAGTTCGGGCTTGTCATTACCGACAAGATGACCAAGGCAGGTACAGAATTTCATCAGGCATTCAACCGGCTCTCAAGCGCTCTGTCGATAACGACGGAGCAGATCGGATTGATGTTTGCTCCGACTTTCACGGAGCAGATGCAGACCTTCACCAAATACATCGAGGAGAACCATGAAGCGATAATGAGCTGGGCTACCGATATGGTCGCGCAGGTGAAGCCGATCATCATCGGCTTCTTCGATGCGCTCAAAGGGCTGGTCGGGGCAATGACCGGCATCGATGTCGGCGGCGGTAATGCGGAGAAATGGAAAAACACTTGGATCGAGGTTGGCCGGGTCATCAAAACGGTTGCCGACGGCATCATGTCGGCCATCAACGGCATCAAGTCCGTAATCGATAGCCTGTTAGGGACGGACATTTCCAAGATAACAGCGGGCCTCATTGGCCTTGTCGGCTGGGCCGCTCTCGGCGGCACTGCTGGCACACTATTCGTCGGCGGATTCCTCGCGGCGCTCGGCGGCATGTTTGGTCCCGGCGGCGCAATCGCGGCGATGTTTGCTCCTACTGCTCTGAAAGCATTATTCGGCGGCGGTGCCCCTGCCGCGACGGCGGGTGCTGCGACAGGCGCTGTCGAAGGCGCGGTGGCTGGTGCGGCAGGAGCCACGGCTGCCGGTGCAATGGCGAAAGTAGGAGCCAAGGCGGGCGCAAAGGAATTTATCGTTGACGAAGAAGGCAATCTGCTGCGGCGCGTCAGCGGCACCTTTGGCACGACAGAGGGTGTTGGTTCTGTTGTCGCCGGTCAGGGCGCGTCAGGGATGCGTCGGATCGCTACTGCTACAGTGATTGGCGAGGCAGTGGAAACGGAAGCGGCGGCGACCGGCCTGTTGGCACGGGCCTCTACCGCTCTGCGTGGTGGAGTAGGGGCGACGGAAGCTGCGTTGGCGGGTGGTGGCGCACTGGCCGCTGGCGGCGCAGCAGGCATGGGCTTTCTATCAACAGCGATTGTCACGGCTATCGTCCTCACCGTTCTGGACGTTGGTCTCGAAACGGCTATCGCTGCCGTTCAGAAGGCAATGAAGAAGCCCGAAGAAAGAGAGCCGGAAACCGCAGCGGAAGCGGAACGGCAGGCCCAGGCGAGGTTGGGGCTGCGTGTGACCCAGCCAACAACGGTAGTCACGCCAAGAGAGCAGGCTTTTGAGACACCCTATCTCGGCGAGGGCGAGAGTGTACCGCCGCTTTCAGGCGAGCAGTATGAGGAAGAACAACGGAAACGCCGCGATGAACAGCGGAAAATACGCGAAGCAGATTACGCGAACACCAAGGCTAGGACCGAAGAACTCGTAGTGGAGATGCGCAAACGAGCAGGCCCCGAGGTCGAGGCTCAACTCTTGGCACTTCCGGAAAAGGAACGAGAAGCCAGAGAAGCGCCAATGCGGCGACGGGCAGAGGCGCAAGCTCGCGAGGAGCTGGCAGCTCGCGTGCAACCGGGCGAGGCCGGGTATCGCCAAGCTTATAGCCTTGCTGATGTGCGGGCACCGCTGACGCGGGCACAGGAGTCCAAGGCGCTCGATCTGGTGATGAAATCGGAGGAGGAGGTAGCCAACAAACGGCGAACAGAGGCGCTGACAATCGAGCAGGCGACCGAACAAGTCAGGGCAGAAGCGGAAGCAAGTAAGCAGGTCGAAACCAAGAAGAAGGAGGCGGCAAAGAAGGAGGAAGAAGGACCGAAGCCCGGCGTACCATTGTCGCTGCCGATTGATCTGACCCGACCCTCCGCAACGGGCGGCCCGATCAATATGGTTTTCAAACAAATCGAGGAGGATAGGAAGAAGGCAGAAGCCGAGGCAAAAGCACCGCACATAGAGCGGCCATTTACTCAAGCCCAGTTCGACGCGGAATTAAGGCGCCAAGGCGTTCCTCTTGTTCCTCCGAGTCAAGCACCGCCACCACCAGCCGGTCAACCAACGCTAGAGACATCCAAGATACCAGACGTTTCAGCAAGTCTGGGCAAGATACCGGCACCAGCAGACGCCACCTCAGCGTCACTCCAAAAACTTCAAACGGAAGTTGATAAAACGACAGGCAAGCTGGGTCAGTTAAATCAACAAGCAGCTCCGGCTCCAGCGCGAGGAGGAATGCTTGGACCCGGAGTTGAGCAAGCTGGCGGCGGTCACGTTCGCGGCTTCGGTAGCGGCACCAGCGATGACGTTCCGGCCATGCTCTCCGTTGGCGAGTATGTTGTCAGGGCCGATGGCAGTAACCTCGGTGAAGCTATCAGTCATTTCCGTCCTCACGCCTGGGGAGGTTTGATCGCACGCGGTGATTACGCGAAAGGCGGCGAGGTTGAGGTTGCTCTAGCCAATTCAACAAATTTGAACCAGGCTTGGTCGTCTTATGCCGTTGGCGGCGATGTAAAAAGCACAACACAAAGTCAGAACACGATCAGCGAGCAAGCGAGTAAACAATCAAGCATCAGCACTCAAAACATCACAGGTGGTGATAGCAATGTTGATACTGCCTCATTTGCCGCTGGCGGCGACGTAAAAAATATCACCAGCAGCACAAATATCAATGCCAGACAATTCACAGCCGGAGGAGCGGTGATAGGCGATGGCGCAACCAGCATCAACGCTCCGACTACTTTTGCAGAAGGTGGGGAAATCGGCGGTGATACGACCAGCACGACGGCGACTGACAGCACGACAGCCAGCAATCAAACGACAAACGTATCAGCGGGCCAATATTTTGCCACCGGCGGCCCCGTAAGCGGAGATACCGACAAGACTATCATTCAGCATTTTGCGGGCGGCGGTGTCGTCAATGTGCGCGGCGGTGATGTTTCAACCCGCATGGAAGCCAATGCTGTATCCCACCAGCAGCCCGAGAAGCAAAGCCAGCAGAAGGCCAGTGACGGCTCGCCAGAGCGGCAGGGTGATCTCTCTGTGCGGCATACAGCGGCAGCTCCAAATATCACTCAAGAAGGTTCGCAGACTCATTTCAGCACAGGCGGACCAATCAGCATTGATTCGTCCTCGTCTGATACTCAGCATTTTGCCGCTGGCGGCACGGTCATCGACGCCTCACGTAGCGAAACCCGCGGCGTAACTACACAACAGGGCGGTGATACCACAAACATCAACGCACCGCGCTTTGCCACCGGGGGTATAGTTGGTGGTGATACTGTCATCGGCGGCGTAAGCCGGATCAGCAGCGAGCAATCATTCGCTAGTGGCGGATCAGTTGGGGATAGAGGCACTTTTGACGTTCGCGACCGTCATGGCAGTACCCGCCAGCCTAGCGTTTTAATCCGGCCAGACACGGACTCGAGTTCGCACGTCACTAACACACAACAGGACGGCGACACCACAAACATCAATGCACCACACTTTGCAGCCGGAGGTGTTGTCGGCGGCGATGTAACCAGCAACAGCATCAATGAGCATTTTGCGACTGGCGGATCAGTTGGGGATAGCATTATTATCCATACCTCGCCCTTCGCCGGGGATGGTCAAATAGCGAAAGACACCCGCAATCCAAATGCGGGAGAAGCCGACTCGCAAGCGGCCCCCGGCGCCAGCGCGGGCGGTTTGGTCGATCACATTATTCGAAACTATGTAACGGGCGGTCTTGTCAACAATCTCGTCAGCAGCAGGTTCGCTCAATCGTTCTCTGACGGCGGACGAGTTGGCATCAGCAATCTCAGCTCTATCGTTCAACATTTTGCTCGCGGAGGGCCGGTAAGCAACGCGGTTGGCAGCACTGTCAGCAATCTCGCAAACTATTTCGGTTCAATTGCGCAAACATTTTCCAGCGGTGGATCGGTAGACAGCAGCGATCAAACAATCAACTACGCGGCAGCCAGTGACCGCCGTAGCGGTGGCGGTGCATTGCCTACTCTCGGTGGGCTCCCAAGAGAGCGTGCATCGTCACCTGAACCAGCCATAGTGGGCTCGGCTATTGCAGAAATGTTCAATGGCGGTTTGGTCGGCGGTCTCAGCGAAACAATGCAACCGTCGTCTAACAACATGAGTGTCGGGATCGGCGGCAGCTCTGCTGGCTCCGCACCGCAGGGTCATCCGGTCAACATCGTCATCGATGGCAATACGTTCAGCGGATTTACCGCGCCGCCGCACGCCATCGACCAGGTGCAGAATTATGCCGTTGATCGTAAGCTGCGATCAGGTGGCTCCAAGCCCTCGTGGTACAGGTGAGGGACAGACTATGAAGTTTATAGATATTACCGGACAGCGGTTTGGCCGGTTGGTTGTCGTCAGGCGAGTTGAAAATTGCGGAAGGCACACAAGATTCCTATGCCTCTGTGACTGCGGCAATCAGGTTGCCGTGATTAGCGACTCTTTGCGAGGCGGTGTCAGCCGTTCATGCGGCTGCCTTATCAAAGAAATTTTTGCACGTAACCGCCGCAAGGGCGGCTGGCAACGCACGCACGGATGTGCCCCGCGAGGACGACAATCGCCGGAATATAGGTCTTGGATGGCGATGAAAAGTCGGTGTCTCGATCTCAAACATAAAAACTATAGATATTACGGCGGCAGAGGGATCATGGTCTGCGACCGTTGGCTTAATAGTTTTGAAAATTTTCTTGCCGATATGGGGCTAAAACCATCAATCACATACACCATCGACCGTACCGATAACGACGGCAATTACGAGCCATCAAATTGCAAGTGGGCCACACGCAAAGAGCAAGCCAACAATAGACGCGAGCGCCGCTAATGCCGCTGTTGAATTTGCCGAATAATACTCTCCTCATAATCACTCCATTATCAGGAATCTCCTCGCTCACGCTCACACCTTACGCGGTGCGCGGTCTGACGCAGACGCTTGAGCCGATAATTGGATCAGCCCTGCTTGTCCGCCGCGACGTTTCCGGAATGCTGCACGATCTGACGTATCCGCCGTTTCGCAAGTATCAATCGACCATTTCATGCAGTGACCAGAACACGCCATGCCTCGACGACGCTTGGATCGGGCAACAATGCTCGGTCGAGTGCGCGGCAGAACTCAACTACCCACTCGGCGGCACGCCGTTCCGTCCCGTTGTCCCCGGTTCAATCCGTGGCGAAGGCCATTTTGAATACTATCGGCCAATTTTGACTATGATGGTCAAGGCCATCAAGAACACCTTCCGCGAATGGCGAGCGGAATACGCATGGCAGATCGATCTCGAAGAAACATGAAAGGAACTGAAAATGCCAATATCCAACGCGACTCAGAATGCGATCCTAGCATTGACCTTTCAGGCAGTCGCATGGGCCAACTATGCCGATAACGCGGCCAGTTCGCCGCAGACCAGCACTCAGATCGGCTTGAACACGGCTGACCCGACGACCGCTGGCACGATGAGCACCAATGAAATCGCCTATACCAGCTACGCGCGCGCGAGCGTCGCGCGCACGACCGGCGGATGGGCAATTTCCGGATCAAGTCCGACGACAATCAATCCCGTGTCTGCCATTACCTTCCCCGCTGGCACGGGCGGCTCTGGCACCGCATCGTTCTTTTCCACCGGCAAGACCGGCGGCGGCGCGGCGGCGATCCTCTGGTCGGGCACTGTCACACCCAACATCGTCTGCGGCAGCGGCGTCACTCCGCAGTTGTCGACGGCGACAGCGATCACGCTCGACTGATGTACGTCACGGACATGCGCCGTTATTTGGAAGCGGGCGATGCGGACGGCGCACGCCGTTTATGGGCGCTTGTGTATCCGGGTTTGCCGCAACCAAAGGACGACAAGGAAGCCTTGGTAGCGCTGCACATGGCGCGCACGATGGCGAACTCGATTGCATTGAAGCTGCGTGCCTATTCGCATCGTTGGTTGCTCGATCACAATCTCCCATCACAATTGCCAGACGACTTAAAGCCAGCCGCAGAGCGCATCTATCCGAAGGTGGTGACGGCGGTCGGTATTTCGGTCAACGCCGCCTCGGAGCTGCTCCAACCGGCGATGGCCGAAATCCAGAAAGCAATGGAGGATGCCGTCCTCGAAGCCTATGGCGACGGGAAGGAGGGCGACGTTCCGCATATACGCCAACGCATGAAGGAGGCACGTGAACGCGCCGTAAAGGCGCTGAACCTCAAGGTGACGTGACGTGGCTATTCGCGTCACCCAGACCGGCATTGAAGTTTGGGTACAAAACCCATCGAAAATCCGCGTCACGCAGATCGGCGCGGAGGTCTGGCGCAGCACCAGTTATCTTGTCATTGGCGCAGGTAGCGCCAGCGGCACTGGCACCGCAACCGCAGTTGGACAAGACGCTCCAACAGGGGCGGGAACTGCCGCCGGGACCGGCGATGCAACGGCAGCCGGTTCTACTCAGGGATTAGCAATCGGCGTCGGTTCGGCTGCTGGCACCGGCAGCGCGAACGCCTATCCCACAAGCGCAACAACAAGTGCTGGCACCGCTACCGGCACCGGCAGCGCGAACGCGGTCGGCTCTGGCACGACCCTACAAAGCGGGACCGGCACCGCCAATGGCACCGGCACGGCAACGGCGGTCGGCGCGGCCACGACGCTGCAAACCGGAGTTGGCGCTGCCGCAGGGACCGGCACGGCGACTGCCGTTGGCGTCAATGCAAATGCGGCGGTGGGAGCCGCTTCCGGTATCGGCACCGCCAGTGCCTTTGCCGCACCCGCAGGAGCCGCAGCCGGGGTCGGCACCGCAACCGCAGTCGGCCTCAGATCACGCAATGTCGCAGGGGTTGGCAATGCCAGCGGCGTTGGCACCGCCGCAGCAACCGCTACGATCCTTGCCCCTAGTGTCGGCAATGCGGCAGGCATAGGCACCGCCAACGCATCTCCGTTGATGACTGTGGTTGCTGTCGGCCATGCCAATGGCATCGGCACGGCGACAGCGGTTGGTCAGAGTTTTGTAACTTCCACTGGACCGCCCGTCGTCACTCCACCGCCGCCTACTGGCGGCCCCGTTACTGTCAGCTTAACGCAGGCATTCTTCTTCGCATGGGCGGACTCTACCGAAACAGTGTTCGACCCGAACTATCATCGCCGCATCGACGAGGCCGTGCTGTCATTGGATATGGAGCACAAGGAAGCGGAATTTCCCGGCATCAAGGTCGAAATCAAAAACAGGTATCAGGGCTATCTCAAGCCCGGTCAGAAAGTGTGGGCATGGCTGTCGTGGCTCAATCCGCAGACTCAGCAGGTGCAGCCGCTGTTCTTCGGACGCCTCGTGGCGATTCCGGACGATCTGTTCGCGGAAGTTCTCACGCTGCACTTTATGGCGCGGCACGTGCGTTACCTATTGGCGAAGCAGTCAGTCGCCGAGGGATTGCGCGTTTTGCCGTACTACGATCCGCTGTTCGTCGTGCCGGAAAAACGTGACGATCCCGACACGGTGCTCGAAGCCTATTCAGCCACCTATCACTACGACCGACTGACCCTCGCCATAACGATCAGCGACATCCTTCTTCCCGAGGACGGCTACGTCACCGTCACCGAGCAGCAGCATTGGTATGACGGGATGACGCTCAAGGTCGGGCAAGTACCGCTGACCAATGTCAGGGTACGCGGTACGGTTACGTGGACACAGCAATCGGCGGGCCGCTTTTATGTCGGCCAGTGGGCCGTCAATGCGTGGAATGGCGAATCGATCATCAGCGATTGGCCCAAGCCGGGTGCGCAGCTCGCAGGCGGCTATACCGTTTCCACGTCATTCGCGATTGCCATTAACGGCGCTCTGCATGGCTCGCCGCAATCACGGCACTTCCACTACGAGAACGCGCAGACGACGCATTTGACCGGCGATGTGATGACCGAGGACGCCTCGTGGGTGGAGTGGCCGTGCGAAGGACAGGTATGGACCTACGCCTATCTGGCGCAGGGCGGAGTCGTTAATCCCTATGGCATTCCCAACCTTGGCGGTGCTCCGACCGGGATAAATATCCCGCTGCACGTCCACTACGATCAGACGATGGTCGCGTTATGGAATCTTTCCACCTTCCTGACGCTCGACTACGAGGCCAACAGGCCGCGCACAGAGAACATCGACTTTACGCTTTCCGGAGATTTGCAGAACGTCTACACGGAACCCGGAGAACCCGCTTCCACCGATACCGAGATCCTGCAAGTCACGGGTGGCGATGCCAGTTCGCCGCTGATACTCCCGCTGATGTGGTATTCATATACGGTTGCAGGCGGCGGCAGCGGCTACGTAAACCAAGGCCAATTCGTCGCCTCGACGCCGGAATTTTCCCCACAGACAATATACGCGATCTGCATCGTTCCCGGCGGCATAGGTGGCACAGAACCAAATTGGCCCGACATCACGGGTACGCTTGTCAACGATGGCGCGGCGGTCTGGGCCATCGTCGGCTACCAATTGCCGACTACCTTCCCGATCTGGCGCGAGGTCGCCAATGCCACCGTGCAGGCGGGCACGATCATTCGCGCAAGCTTTTATCAAGCCCCGCCGACCATCATTCCGCAGCCGCCCGTTAACGGCGCGGTGCAGAGCGGTGTGATCGCGCAGTGGGGTATTTTGCCCCCACAACCGCCAGCGGGTCTGCTTTCCTATCAGCTCGCGCTTACGACAGGCGTGACTCAGGTCTATAGCAACGGCCTCAACGGCCTTGCCGACGTGAATCCGGCTCATCCCGAGCCGTCATTCCAATCGGCGGCGGGCGGGATCACGCAGGACGGCGGCGTGACGTGGATTTCCTTGGGGCAGGGGCTTGCTGCAGGCGACACCATGCAAGTCCCGCTGCTCAATAATCTTGCCGCCAACGCCTATCTGCCAACTTCACGTGGTCTCAACAGTCTCGGCTATCTCGTCAATCGCGCCCGTGCCCATCTGCTGATGCGCTCAAGGTGTGTACAGGTTTCATTTGAATGCCGGTTCGAGCTTGCGATCTCCCTTTCCTGCCGCATGGGCGTGATCCTCTACGACCATCGGCTGCCCGGCGGCAGCATGGTCGGCAAGATCGTGAGCTATCGGTTTACCGGGCACGGCGACAAGGGTGAGCTGCGCGGTTACGTCACTATCGCGGCGGCGGTAGGCACCGGCACGCCGATGACGCCAATAACCGGGCAAGCCTATACCGATCCCGGCTACACCAGTGGCACTTTCTATGAAGAACAGGGCGGCACTATCGTCGTCGATCCAAACACCTCCGATGTCGGCTTCTCGACGCCGGTTGCCAGCAGCTCCAATGATGATGGCGTGATCTTCCCCATTAATTCGCTCGGGCAGGTATCGCTGCAAAATCGATGGATGACCGGCACCACCCCCGGCCCGACGCAGACGATTACGACACAGCAGACAATTCCCTACGTCGCCTACAATACCTATCAGTACGTCACCATCATCCAGACCATCACGCTGCAACAGGGATGGACCTATGTGGAGATCCCGTTCGACACGTTGATGTTCCTGCCCTATCAGACCACCGTGCAGGTCAACACGCCGGTATTCTATCCGCTTACGCAATACTTCCTTGAGCTGCGCCCGCTCGATGGAATCTCGTTCAAGACGCAGTACAATCTCAACTGCACCCTGCTTGCCATCCCTAAGATGATAGATCTCGCCGCATGAGCACAGCATTAGAAAGCGTCATCAGGCCGTTCCAGACACCGGATGTTGCGCCGTCTGTATCCGCACAGCCGCAGATCGTCGCGGCAAAAACCGTGGTCATCAATCCCGGCAAGGGTGGCGGAGTAAAAACATTCAGCGGCAATTATGATCTCACCATCACCTTCTACATGATTAAAACGCCGAAAGAGAAATAAATGACTTCCACCTACCGCGAAAGCAATCTGCCGCTGTGGACCGGCGTCAACCGTCCGCTGACGTTCCTTGAGAGTGATTCGAATATCTATGACAAGGAATCGCGCATCACCACGCTGGAACAACACGTCGCGACATTGAGCAGCGGCGCGGGCATCGATTACTTTTCCGTCACCGGCAATCAGTTTTACGTCCATCTCACCAATCACGAGATCCTCGGCCCGTATCCGTTGCCTGTTGTCACTTTCAATTTCCGGCAGGACGGCACGCCTCCCGGTACTTGGCTGCCAAGCACCTTGTACAACTCGATGGATGTGTTTCAGCACAACGGGACGCTTTACGTCGTCAACATCACTCATACGTCAGGGTTGACCTTCGATCCGAATGCCACGGACGGCTCTGGCCACAAACTATATTCCGTCCTGTTCGCGCAGCCGCAGGCCGCCATTCCTCTTGGCGGCACGACGGGGCAGGCGCTGGTCAAGCATTCCAACACTGACCTCGACACCATCTGGCAGACGATTCCGCTTTCCGGCCTCGCCGATGTTTCGCTGTCGGCGCTAACTAGTGGCCAGTTGCTTGCATGGAACGGATTAAAATGGGTGAACGCGAACGAGAATCTTTCCAACCTCGGCGATGTTGCCCTGATAGCCCCCCTTGCCACCAACGACGTGCTCTATTGGAACGGAATAGATTGGCAAAACGGCCATGTGCCATTCAGCTCGATCTCCGGCAACCTGTTAATTTCTCAATATCAGTATCCCACGAATTTCGGTTTGAGCCCGAGCGTCGCAACGCAAACGGTAGATCCAACGACCGCGAGATACTTCGAGGTGTCGCCAACCGTCAGCATTACTTTCAACGCCTCCTCCACACCAGACGGCGCGGAGATGAAATTTATTTTCAATAGCAATGGCGGCAGCCAGACCATTACCTTCGGCACGAGCTTTAGATCAACTGGCACGCTGTCGCTAGGATCGGTCATCGGTAAAGCGTTCACCGTTTCGTTCTGTGCCGACGGTCATTACTTCTTCGAAACTGCTCGAGCGGGGCCGTTGTAAATGCCTGTCGTCAAGGGCCGCACGACAGCCAACAAGACGATAACTCTGCCGACGGGCGGCACCGTTCTCGTGCCCGTCATCACGCAGCTCAACGTCGTCGATTCGACCGACCGCTATCAGGAAACCGACTACACCATCATCAATGATTACTACGATCCCACGACCAACCAGCCGACGCACCGGCAGACACACGTCGACCAGATCGATGAAACCGGGAATATAGATAACAGCCAGCCGTTTCCTCCCGGCGATACGTCGTTGTTGCCGGTGGAGCGCGTCGACAAATGGGTGATCCTCGATCCTGTCGACCGGGCACAGGAAACGGACGTCACGCTCTACAACGATCAGGCCAATTACGATCCAAACGGGCCGCCGTTCTTCACGCGGCACAAGGCGAGCCATGTCGTGCGCGTGCAGAACGATCCCGACGACGGAAACTACGTCGATGTCGAACTGATCGACGAACTTGATTGGCTCGATGGCTCAGATCGCGGGCAGGAAACCGATTTACAGTTAAGTCAGCCGCAGGGCACCTATGACAGCAACAGCGGCATGTATGTCATCACCGCCGATCCTAGTGATCCCGACATCACCGACACCAGCGGCAACATCGATCCCGCTTGGCGGCTCGATCCTTTTCAGAACATCGTAGGATATGCAGGCGGCAGCATAAGCGCATTTTGCTGGGCCGAGCAGTATTCATTTACGGACTGGATCAACACGCAGAACACCGACCCAAACCAATTTAGGTTGCAGGCGAGTTACAATGTAGCTACGAAGCAGTCGGTCGCTGGTCCTGGCTTGACGGTCATCCCGAAGAAGTCGGGCCCCATGAATGGACAGTTCTCTGCGAACGGAGCGTTGGCTTATCAAACGGCTGATTGGACCAACAACACATCGAGTCTTGGCTACCGTTTATGGGTTGTCCATGTTGATAGTCCAGTACCCGGCCCCCAAACTTTCTGGGTAGATAGTCCACCGTACACACATCCACCTCGTGATAATTACGTTATTGATGCGGGCCCTGCTCAGGGTTACGCGTGGACGCTCAGTCCAACTGCCGGTCCGTACACGCTGACGGTAACGATGCCGGGCGGCTCGCCAAGTTGGACGAGGACATCTCCTAACAGTTTCTATTGGGTCTGGATGCCCCGCAACCATCTTTTGCTTAATGTGGGTGGTCAGTGGATCGAATACGACACAACCGGCACGCAAGTAAGAGCACATTCGTACATTGGCAGCAACGCTCCTTATATCGACCAAGCCGGCAACGTCTTTGTGTCCGGCAGCGGCTGGCTGAACAAGTACGACAACAGCGGCACCGGCAAGCTTCTCTGGTCTTGTACAGATCCAAACTTACTAAGTGGCGGCGGTCCCATAGTGGGCGGCAAGACCGTTTATTTCCTTAGTGGTCAGACAGACAGCAATGGCAATCAAGCCTTTCAAGGCCAAGGTATTGACGCAGATACCGGCGTTATTAAGTGGACATCGCCGCTCTCGAACATATTTGGGCGCTCAATCGGCAGTGCGAACATCAACAGTCCAGGTAACTTTACCCCAGACTCGCGATATTCCGGGGCCATCTGCGTCGATCCTGCCGGGAACGTGTATGGCAACACGAATTCCGAGGCAGTCGGATTGGAAGGCAGCGATCCAGCCAACAATATTTTCTTTTATGAAGTGGCTGGAATTTTTAGCTACGACGAGAACGGAAACCTACGGTTCGCGACCCTGTGTACTGAGGGGATAGAGTGGATCGACATCTCTAAAGATTACATCGCAGTGAACTTTTATAGCGGTGGTGCTGCATTTCAGACTCCGGGCTACGGCAACACGAGTAATCCGAACGGGTTCTACGGAGGCCATTTAATTTCTCAACTGGTGAAAGACAGCCAGGGCGACTACTGGCTGCCAAACGCTGTGACAGGACCAATCTCCAACATCACCTGGACGTCTCCAAGGTTTGGGATTCTCCCCGAAGACCCAACGTGGAACACCTACATTGAGCAAGGGTATGATCCGCGCGACCTTGTCGCCGCTCAACCACAGCACAGTACCAAGTTATGATCTGCACGGTTCAGAACATATCGCCGTCACCGCGTGTTATTTATAACGCCGGTAACAGCGAGGTCACGATACCGCCGGGCGGCAGCGTCAGGGTGAACTTGAACGAGGGCACTTTGAGCCAATTGTTGCTGCGTGACGACATGGTCATTCAGATGGAATCGAATGTCCCCAAGCAGGCCGTGCCGTCGGGAGCGCCGCTGGTGGTGACGGGGCACTTCGGCATCGGCGATGCGCTGCATCAACGCGCCCTGATGCGGGAGCTGATGAAGCAGAACGATGTCTGGCTTCGTACCTGTCACTACTACCTCTATCACGATCTGATCGAGCGCGGCCTCAAGCTGATTATGCGGCCGACATCGCTGCACGCACAGGCCAAGACCATCGCCCGCGAACAGCACTTGTTCACCTTTCCTCCGCCGCCGCGCAACGCACGGCAATTCAACATCGGCTATCCCAAGGTTCTCGTTGACCAGCACGGTAGCATTCTTGAAGCGATGTTCAGTTGCGCCGGATTGAAGATGCCGCAGAAGCCGGATTTCAGCCTGCCCATCAAACCCGAGTGGAGCAATATCGTCCGCGACAAATACCTCAGCACATGGAACACCAATGGCAGGCCGCTGATGGTTCACCGTCCGGTAGTGCTGCGCACAGAATGGAACGGACGCACGCGCAATCCCGATCCGCAGCACTATCACGATCTTTACAATTCAATCAGGCAGCAATTCTTTGTCGTCAGCATCGCCGATCTGGCGCCGGGCCGAGAGTGGATCGAAGGCCCCGAGCAAGAGGCCGATGTCAAGCTTCACAAGGGCGAGCTAGACTTTCCGGAAATGGCGGCGCTGTTCTCTGCTGCAAATCTGATATTCTGCAATGCCGGTTTTGCTCCGGTCCTGGCGCAGTCCGTGGGCACGCCAGTGATCGTGGTCTATGGCGGGCGCGAGAGTTATCGCACGACACAGCGCGTCGGCGCGCACTTGGCTCCGACGCTGCCGATTGACACAATCAATCCCTGTGACTGCCACAGCGCGCATCATGCCTGCAATAAGCGGATTAACATGGATGCAGCCTTGCCAAAGGTGAAGGAATTTGTCGGCACCCGCCGCAATGCCAACACGCTGGTTTTCGGCACGTTCTATATCGACAGTGAGGATCGCATCGGTCTCACCGATCTATGGAAGAAACTGCACCTGACGCTCAATGACGATTGTGATTTCCTCGCCGTCGATTCGCAGTCTCCAGTGAAGAAGTTCGCCGATTGGACGCCGTATGACGGCTGGCGCCATCACTGCATGTATTTCAACTTTGCCAACAACATCGGGCACCTCAGCCGCAGAAGCACGACGCAAGGCCGTGACGGCTGGGGCCGCGCCTTCTGCAAGGGATTAGAGATCGCCATCGGCCTCGGCTACGAGTTCGCCGTGCACATCGAGGGCGATAGCCTGTTTAGGTTGAAGGTGATGGATACCACCAACTGGATGCGCAAAGAGAAGGTCGAGATCGCTTCGACCATCGTGGAGGGAATGCGCGTACCGGGATTGAGCAGCGGCTGGGTCGAAACCGGCCTGATGTTCTTCACCACCGATTTCCTCAAGCGCAGCGATTTCATCCGCCGCTATGATTGGCCGAATCGGTTTGCCACGCCAACGCCGGAACGGTGGATCAGGCAATTCATTCTTGAAGGCCAGCTCGGGATGACGCGGCAGAATTTCCGCTTCATGCCGTGGAAGGCGCTGCGTGCGGATCGCAATCAGATCACCAAGGACAACATCGGCGACCTCAACCTCGATTGGGTCACGCACCAGCACAACAGCGCCCAGCAGGGCGTTTATCAAAGGTTCGTGGAGATGGCGCTGGCAGAGAGGAATGCGGTGCCCGAGGCACCGAAAGAGGAGGTGATGCCCGCTGAACACAGCAACACCAACAGACCTGTAACGATGCCGCAGCTTAGAAGATTCAATCTGGGCTGCGGCACCAACAAGATGACCGGCTGGGAGAACCACGACGCTGACGTGGACATTACCAAGCGCCTGCCGTGGCCCGATAACAGCGCTAGCCACATATCGATCGAGCATTGCGTCGAGCACGTCCCCTACAAGGCGGCAATCGAGTTCTTCAAGGAGGCGCTGCGCGTGCTGGCTCCTGGCGGCAAGCTGCGGGTGACGGTTCCTAGCCTTGAGCAAATCGCTAAATGTGAGGAACGCGATTACTGGCAGTTCACGACCAAGTGGCAGAAGGTCGGTCCGACCAAACGCGGGTCAATGCACGCCATCATCTACGCGCACGGACACGAGACGGCATGGAACGCGCAGCTCATGCGCGACACGCTGTTCTTCGCCGGATTCGATGACGTGAAGGAGTGGACGCCGGGGCAGTCGGACGATCCGGTGCTGCGTGGTGTCGAGGGTCATGGCCGGGTTATCGGAGACAAGTTCAATCTCATCGAGAGCTGCTCACATGAGGCACGCAAGGCCGGACAGCTCCCCATTAATCTCACGCCGGAGATAGCGGTCATAGTCGGCGGTGCTGAGTGCTGGCGCGAGGATCTTGAGCGGGCCAAGGAATTACTTAAAGGAAAAAAGTTTCGCTACCTCTATATTAACGATCACATCAAATCATTTGCCGAACCGGGGGTTGCTTGCACCCTGCATCCTGACAAACTGAACGGACACTTCGCGTGGCTGGGCGAACGGGAGAGAGCAGGACTTCCGAAGCCGGAGCAGGTTTGGGCGCACCGGAAACACAGCGCGGTCACGCACGACACTGCGAGTGAGGAGTGGCGTGGCTCAACCGGATTGTTTGCCTTCTGCGTCGCGCGGAGGCTCGGGCACGTCAGGGTGATTGCTTGCGGTGTGCCGATGACGGTCGACGGTTCTCATTTCGAGAGACACCAGCTATGGCAATCGGCGATCTCGTTCCGGCAGGGATGGATACAATATCGCAAACAGATCGAGCCGTATTTCAGATCAATGAGCGGATGGACGAAAGAGCAATTCGGCGAACCAACAGCAGATTGGCTCGCATGAGAAACGGACGAAGCACGAGTCGGCATCCTCGCGCTCCGTCCGGGCGGCCCGTTATCCTTTACCGATCCGGGCGAGAGTCTCCTCCCCGTTCGGGGCAGGTTTGGTCATAGCGGGCCGCCAACCTCCTCATCTCATCTATCTGCTCGAACACGCTGGACAACGCACGGCAGAGCTTTTCGTCGGCAATAAATTTGACGTTCTGTTTTTCCCGGTTCTGCGGCGGGCCGAAGCTCACACTAGCCTCTCGGATTCCGCTTTGACGCGATACTCGGCGGCGATCTCAAGCATGATCTCGATCCGGCGCTTCTGGTCGGACGTGAATTTCCCCTGCGTGTGTCGGCCATAGACCTGCTCGCGCATCTTGACCTCACGCTCGGCTTCTTTTGCTTTTTCCTCGTTGCTGAACATTTTGCCTTCTCCTCGACCACAGCTTGCGCTTCGGCCATCGCGATTGTTTCTTCGGCGGCTTTCGGCCTGCTGCTATCGCCCGCATGAACGGTGCCCATTTCTCGTTAATGCGCCTGACCTTTGCAGCGCGCGATGTGTCCAATTGATCCTTCGATTTGAGATCCGGCCCTCGTCGGCGCATATCAAGATTGTACCAACGATCCACTCCACCAAGGCAATGAAGGTCTAAATGATCGGGCGTGAACAGTCGCACCACCTCGCGCGCTGGCAACCGGCGCTCTTTGGCGATCTCCCTCTCGTAGATCGACAGTTTGTCCGCCAGTGCCGACGCGGCGATCTCGATCATGGGTATGTGCTTGCGCTTCCTTTGGCTCATGACGCCTTCGATTCCGGCACATAGTTTTCCAGCGCCCAAGCCTGCGCATTAAGGTCCGCTTCGTTCTGGCTTTCCCACGACTCGCGGCTCACGTATTGACCGCCATCCTCGTAATCGATCACCACATGCCAGCGTCCGCTATTCTCGTTCTGTGCGGTACTGACGTGCGCCGTCATCACCCTGTCCATTTTTCACTCTCCTCGCCTCTCGCATTCTGTGCCACGACCGCCATGCCTTGCCCGCTGCCTGCCTTCGCGCTCGTATGTAGCATCTACGGCACAGCTCTCCGGTTACGGTCGCGCGGGGGTTTTGGCCGCACCTAAAACACATAAGTTGTTGATTATTCCGCCAATTCACCACCGAACCTATTTGGTGCCCTTCTTAGGCTTCTTCCGTAGCTCGGCGGCCTTGTTGAGCGCCGCTCCGTTCAACTGCTTGCGCTGCGGCAGCGGCACGGCAAGCTTCCGCCGCATTTCCATTTCAGCGTCAAAGCGGGCTTGAACCTCATCCGCATCGACAGCCTTGGAAATCCAGTCGATAGCGTAGGCCACATATTCATCGGCTGTGCTCGGGGGAGGGGAAGGCCCGGCAGTGGGTTTTCCGGCGTCGGAGGCAGGTGGGGAGCCTTCGACCGCTTTTGGCTCTTGCTGGGCCTTCTCTGTTGATTTGCGGGCCTTCTTTTCGCCGGTTTTCGCCTCTTGCAGATTCGCCGCTTCCTTGGCGAGTCCGTTGTCCACCACGTCCGCCTGGAAGCCTGCCACGGCCGCCATCTTGCCGGGGAGGCGCTGCATCAGGTTCGGTGACGGCGGGGTGACGTCGATTTCGTCCTGTGTCGTTTCGGCAAATTCCTCACGGTCATAGACGCCGCCGAGCAGCTCCGGAGTGTGACGCCTGCCCCAACTCCGAATCCCGTAATAACAAAGTTGTTGATCACTATCTTTCACCCACAGCGGTGAGCCTTTGACCACGCCTTCCGCATTCTTGGGCGGACGGCATTGGCTGAGCGGCGGGGTGGTGTATTCGTGCGGATGAGCTTCGCCGACGATGTGTGCGCTCACAGTGCAAGTCCGCTCCTCGCCTTCACCATTGAACGTGTAGCGCGGTCGCGTTTTCAGCAGCGGCGAGCTGATCACAATGGCAGCATGAACAGCAGCATCGTAGGCAATCAGCGCTTCGGCTTTGGCGATGTAGGAATGCTGCGCGACCCAATAGGGTTCTAAATGCCAACGCAGAGCTTGCGTGACGATGGCGAGACAATCACCGGGATTCTGTTTAAGATAAGCCGGAACCGAGTGATGCGCCTGCGCCATTAATTTTGCAAATTCAATAGCTTGCCTAAATTCGTCGAATCTTAATCCGGCAAATTTGTCGATGCTCATATCGCCGACACGCTTGCGCTCCAATGGCTCATCAATGCGGGTGAGCTGTTGCGCGAGGGGTGGCTCAAGGGGAATCGTCGTCGTGTCAGTCATGTTTCTCCTCCGTTGGTTTGATTGAATGAAGTCAGGTGAGGCCGGGCCATGACATGACTTGTTCGCGTCAAACCTCGCCACGCCGCAAGTCGTCCGACCTAGCCTCGCCTCACTTCATCAAACCTAGCGGCAGGTTTTACGCCGCCGCTAGGTAATCTTTACCGGGCGCTGCCGGGACCCGCCTGCCGGAGCCAGCCGTATCAAGCCTGACCGCAACGGGCCTTACGCGCCTCGCCTGCCCGGACGGACCTGAACACGGACATGCCCAACCGAGCACTGCCCGACCCGAACGCAACGCGCCAGGCCACGACCTGCCTGCCCCACCTGATCGGTATTGCCCAACCGAGCACTGCCCGACCCGAACAGGTCTTGCCGTCCACACCTGCCTTTCCGTGCGCCACCTTGCCAGATCCGGAACAGCCGCAACCTTTCGCACCGTTCCATAACCAGCCTGCCACACCAAATCCTTCCGAATCCCGCCCAACCGACCAGACCAAGACCGACCCGACCTGCCGCCCGCGACCGACGCCGCCTAGACGAGACTCATCAATCCTCGTCACGCCTCACCTGCCTTTCCGACCCAAGACCGCCCCCAACTCACCAATGCTAAGGGCTCCTCAGTCCTCGTCCACCTACGCCTGCCATACCTGACCCAAATCACAAAAATTACGCAGCTTTCCTGCGGCTATTGATTTGAGTTCGAGCTTCAACGAGCAAACTGAGCGCATTTTCCAGTTTGTCGCTTAGGCCCGGAAAGCGCGCGTCAAGAACGCCGACTACCGCGCGAGCCCGGAGTATTGCGCTCTCGCAACGGTTAAGTTCATCCAGCGTGATTTTTTCGGCGTCGGATTGCGCCACGTCGGCAAGAGAACAAAAGCCTTCCTGACGTGCAGGGAGTCTTGGGTCTCTCACGTAGGCAACGGACTTGATTTTCACGCTTTTGTTGACGACCGTGATGGTGATGTACTGCTTTATCAGTTCGCCAGCACGGTCGAGCCAGTGTCGTTCCGCCGCTTCGCGCAGATTCCAGTTAAACTGTCGCCCGAGTAGACTTCTCTTGTCATCGCGGGCCGCAGTAAAAACCCTGCGCTTTGTGATCCTTCCATCCTTATCGCGGCAGGCAAGGATCGCGGCGGTGAGTGCTTCCGCCCGTTTCGTCACGACACGGCCTCCGTTCGCATAAAGGTTTCATCCTTTTCCGAACCATCGACGACGTGGACCTTCTTTGTTTTCGGTCCATTACCGCGCCGCCGCCGCTGTTGCGCCGAGCCGTCCTGTTCGCGACGGCGCAGCTCCGCGTCGAACCAGCTCAAGATCGCTTCGGTATCCTCGTCGTGATAGACCGGCGCGTCGTAAGCCGATTGCTGTGATCTGCGATCCTGTTTCAACACCTGAGTGAAATCACGATCACTATCGCTGACGATGCGGAACGCCCCGTAAGGGCCGCCCTTCTCGCCGCGCCAATCGCCGATGCCGACGATGAGTCCCGCCGCTCCTGCCAGATGCAGCACGTTTCTTTCCGTCAGGATCGGAACGACAAACCGCACGGTGACGCGACACCCCCATTGCGGGAAGATCGGTCGCGTCCGCACATCGGGGCTTCGGTTCATGCCCGAGTTGCGAACCATCGCGCAGAAGATTTGCGGGACACCGAACAACTCGATGTTGATGTCCGTGACCCGCGTCAGCCGCTCGATCTGCGCCCGCGCAGCTCCGGGAATATCCACGGCAGCCTGAGCAATGGCACAAGCGAACATCCGGTTGGGAACATGAAAGAGCGTTTTCGCCTTGGGATTGCTGTTGCGATAAAACGACTCCCGATATTCCTCAATCGGCAAGTGCTTGAGCGTCTGCTCCAACGCGGCGCGGTTCTCTTTGCGGGCAGGCAGGATCAGCTCTTGCCATGCCTTGAAGGGAAAGCGGTGCATGATAAGAGGCGACGTGCCGAGGACATTGAACCGGGCTTCCTGTGTTTGAATCTCCTGAATTTCAATGACTGTTTCTTCCTTGACCGGCTTCTTCGCTTTAGCTGCTTTAGCCATAGTAATTCTCCATGCGTGAACGGCCCCGAGCCGCCTGTCAGGGAAACTCGGGGCCGCCATCACGCGCGCGGATTTTGATTGGAGTCCTGACAGGCACCGGCATCATGCTCGCAGAAATAAATTTTAGCAAGTGCTATCATAAATTAACCACCTACATTCTGGCTCCCGCATCCCGGCCAACAATCCGTGCGTCGTCCGCTTCAACAACATCAGACAGGTGATCTGCATGAGGCCAATCGCAACAAAAGAAACAACTTCCAACTGCATCAGCACGGCGAAGCATCCGACGTAGCAGCTCAGATTGTAAATCAGCTTCTGCAATTGGTTAAAGGATGGGCCTCGCAAATTAAGTGCGCCCGGCAACTGATCGGTGGTTTTCAATCGGGGCTTGGCCGGGCGCGGCAGACGGCACATGATCGGTGGCTGTCAGATATTGACCGGCCGTCTTGCTATCTTTCCTCCATGCGCTCCACAGGTCTTTCAGATATTGTTTCATCATTACCCTGAGAGCATCACGGTGACTGTGTTGCTTGCTCCAATCGCCATGCGTGACTGCGGTTACTCGCCGCCGATCTGCATAGCACTGACCATAAGGGCCGGTCGGCTTGCCTTCGTCTGCGCCAGCCTTCTCGGCACTTTGCCACTGCTTACGAAACAGGGAATCGGCGATCATAATCATTAACGCATAGCGTTCACCTGCGAACGGATTCTTGATCCATTCGTCCGATGACAACGAGCGTGGTCGCCATTTTTCTCGCTTCCAAGTGGAACCGGCGAAGCCCTCGTAAGGCGCGAAGCCGAGCCGCTTCCACACCTTCATCCAATGGGGATAATCATCAAGTGTCGTGATCTCGCCAGTCACGCGATCAAGTCCCGAGCATTCCGCAACAATCGTCGCAAACCCGATACCACCAGCACCGGAAACAGATTTTACAAAGTCATAGCCAGGAAGTTGCGCCGCTAGCTTCTCCATCAACTTCTCTTGTTGTGACCTAATCCGGTCGACTGGGGCGCGCATCTCGTCGGTAACACGTACAAGATCAATGAGGCCAGCATCCTCATGCTCGCCGGATCGTGCGCGGTTCAGATGCGCTTCGACTTCCTTGTGGATACGCTCGCGGTCATCATCCTTCATTTCAGGGTGCCAGTTTGTGTAGTTCGATCTGACATAGCCCTCGCAGCGGCGATCCACGCCTTGCTGCTGCTTTAAGGCATAACGGCGACGACGATGTGCGATACGAATGGAAAGGACGACATCGCGGACATCAGGCGGCTGGGTTTCAAGCGGTGGTTGGTCCGCGATGTCGTTGGCAGCAGGTAACGGGTTGTCAGTTACCTTTGGGCCGCTGACGGCACTCGGCTGGAGGAGATTAGCACGTTCCTGGCCGTCAGATGCGAGCAGGCTTCCTGTGGGTTTCAGAGATAGGCTGGCCCGCTTAGAAACCGAAGCATGGTCTCCCAGGGCATCAGCGCCGGGGTGGCTTCGGCTTTTCTTAGCTCGCATGTTGAATCTCCCTGTGATTGAGCGTTCTGCGAGCGTGTTCTTCTTCCGCTTTGGCAATGAACTGTGGCACCTCGATCCTGATTTCATTCATGAACGTCAAGAGCTTGGCGGGCGGCACGATGTTGTGAACACGCGCGTCAGGGTCAACCGGCTTGGCATAGTTCAAAATCTTCATGCAGAGAAAGACGTTCTCCGTCGCGATGGTGCCGCGTTCAAGTGCCTTGGCGGCGGTCCATGAATTGCGACGCGCGATTTCCTGCAATTCGCGCCATCTCAAATTGCCGATGTAGGTGCCGCTAATCCGGCGTATTTTGAAAATCGGATCTAGCGCATCAATCTCGGCACGGGCGGCACGCTTGGCGGCGTCGCGGCGCTTCGAGGAAATAGGGGGGACGACCGCAGTGGTCCATTGGGTCGCAGCCGGCGGTTGGCGGTCGTCCTTGGCGGCAGCATGTTTGGGGGCTTCATCAGCCAAAGGGCCGCCACTTAGGCCCGGCGCCGGTGTTGTGGTTTCATCATTGCTTGAATGGCCGGGCTTTTTCATATCGCTCGCCACGTCCTGCAGATATGGCAAGGCAAGTGCGTCTAACAATTGCCGTTTCGCCAGCAGTTGTTTGGTGAATATCCGCAGCGCCTCCGGTAGCGAGCGTTCACGCAGGGCTTCGACGGCGGCGACATAGAGTGCCGACGTTACAACATTTAGACCGGCGCGTTTCATCGCGGCGGACATCGCAGTTTCTTTCTCTTTCTCTTTCATCACACTCTCCTATTTTGAAAAGGACGGGCCGACAGCGGGGGAATGGTTGGCACCACTGTTCTGGTCGGCCCGCATGACGGCACGATGCTCCTGGTGAACAAGCGCCTAGTGGCCGTCGAAAAGATCGGGCCGACATCCGAGATATGGATTGCACCAACAAAGTGGTCGGCCCGGACAGCAACACCTTGAACATGGGGTTCAGAATGTACGTGGTTGCCGTCCAAAAAAGATCGGGCCGACTTGCGATCTTTGGCGAGCAATCGGTTTTTGGTCGGCCCGTTGATGGCGGCAATGCAACATTGGGTCACACTCCTGAGGTGGCCGCCGTCAAAGGGTGGGCCGACATTCGTCGCCAGGTTGACAAGGGAGTAGTAGTCGGCCCGCGATGGCAGTATCCGCTTCTTGGGTTTCAATCGATGAAGGGCCGCCATCATTTACTATTCCTCCGATCCTGCGCTAGGGTTTCGTCAATTCGTTTTTGATCTGCCTCTTGCATCTCAATAAACTGCGCATCGGCACGGTCGCCGCGCGGCCCAGGCCATCGCCTCTCGCGCATACACTTGGCGAAGATGCTGATCGCAATCTCGCAGGCTTGGACGCCTCGACCAATCTCATTCTCTTTGAGCGTGACGAAATCGATGCAATGCGGCTCCGCGTTCTCGGCAAATACATACGAATAGGAGTTGACTGGCTGGCCGAGGATCGCCTTCACGGCCATCGCCGTGAGCCCGGCTTGCATCCAATAGCCGTAGTCGCGGATCGTGCGTTGCATGTCGGGCCACAGGATCGATCTGGTGAGTTTAAGATCGACAAAATCCAGACTGTCATTCGGCGTCGCGTCGGGCCGCACCTTGATCCAGACTCCGGTACGATGCTTGAAGAACCACGAATGCTCGATGTAGCCGTTCAGAATGCCGGATCGCTTTCCTTCCGGATCATTTATCAGCGGCTCTTTCGCTAGCTCACGCGCAATTCCCTTGATGCGTTTCAGATGATCCGGCGTGAGAACGCAGAGACCGGCGTCACGCTGCTTTTCCAGCCACAGCTTGCAGATAGTTTTGTTGCCGTGCCACGCCTCGCCGTTGATGGTGGCCGGTCGCACGACAAAGAGTTCATCGAATGCCGCTTCGCCAAACAGCAGATGATGTGCGGCGCGGCCAAGAATGAACGCTTCCTTCTCGTCCACATCTTCTTCGGCATCGGGATTGTACGGGCTCTGGCACCAATAATGCGCGGGGCTCGCCTTCACCCACGGGAATGGACTGTAGATCAAGCGCAATCCCGAAGACGATATGCTCGGTTCAACACAAATCTCTGCCGAATGATAGAGATCGAGCGGGATACCAGAGTAAATTCCCGGCCTCTTGATTGGCTCGCCATCCCACTCCTGCACGTTCAATGCGGTGATCGTCTTTACTAGCATCGCCTTCCCCCTATTTGATCCGCTGTGCTGACCACTCGATGTAGGCGCTAACCCTCACGGCAAATTCCAGAGAGCGGGCGAGGCGACGCCAACTTTCCGCCAGGTACTCAAAGTCTCTGCGACAGATTGGCGGGACCAAAGGATCTGCGGCTCTGCGCTCGCATTCCTTTATGTGGTGCTGACATTCCCGCCACTCGTCGTCCAGCCGAGCGAGCATGGTGCCTCCGAATCGATTGGTGCCTATTGTGTTGTCAAAAATTATTTTTGCAACACACGGTCGGGAATTTTTCCCCGCGTTTCGCTCGCAATATGTAGTATCCTCCCGGCCTCACACCACTAGCGGAGGCCGTTATGGCGAAGCCGAAACTCTCGAAAAAGCCAGCAAAATCAGCCAAAAAGGGACGGCGGAAGGAGCCGGAAGGCGATCATATCCGCCAACTCGCGCCAGTGGCGGCGGTCAAAGCTTTCATCACCGAGGTCATCGCTACCAAGAACGCGACCAGCGAGGCGGGCCAGGAACTCTCGACGGCCACGAAACGCGCCCAAGACCAGGGCGTGAATATTCCCGCAGCTCGCATTGCAGCACGGCTCTACAGCAAGGCCAAAGCCGATCCCATGAAGGCCCGCGTGCTGTGGGAGGATTTGCATTATTACCTCGCGGAATGCACCGACTTTGAACGCATTGCTCCGGAAGGAATGTTCACCGCCGAGGAAGGCGGGCAGAAACACAGGCCGAATGAGGAGGAGCCTCACCCTATCGAAGCTGCCATAGAACGCGCTACGCAGCATTGACAGACCAGAGCGACGACCTCGAGCGAAGGCTCGAGTTACTTAAGCAGGCGATGGCGGAGCCATTGGACGCGCCGCCAAAACGCAGCGCCGATGCTTGGTTCCGCTATCTGATGGAGAAACTAGAGGAGCGACGAAAATGCCGATCATCGCCGCCTTCGACATCGCAACAGTAACCGGCGTCTGTTTTGGGCCGGTCGGCGGCACGCCGCGCCTGTTCACCATTGATATGCGTGAGGGAGGCCAGAGCCGCCCTGAACGGCTGGCGTGGTTTTATACGAAACTGCGCGGCTTTTTCGCGGACAACCACATCGATCAGGTGCGCTACGAAAAACCAATGAATGTCGCCGTCGCCAACAAAATCGGCGTCAACGACGACACCATCACGCTGCTGCATGGAGCCGTTGCCATCCTAGAGGTGTGCGCAGTTCGTGCTAGCATTGTGGACATAAATAATTTTTCGGTACAGGATGCGCGGCAGCACTTAACCGGACAGCGGGCGCACGGGCGGACCAAGGCCGGGAAAAGCCTCGGCAAGGAAGCGGTCATGCGAACGTGCCGGATGCTCAAGATCGATGCCAAGAATGAGCACGAAGGAGACGCCTATGCCGGATGGTCCTACGCCTGCGGACTCGCCAACCCCAGAATCGCCCATCTCGTCACGCCGCTCTTTGCGGAAACGCGATAGCCACATCTTCGACCGCGACCAGCACGATCATTACGTCGAACCGGAATGGGTTTCCGAACGGCTGTTCGCGGTCGAGCCGTTCAAGGGCGTGATCCTCGATCCGGCCTGCGGGTGGTGCCGTATTACCGAGGCGGCGGAGCGGACGGGCTTTACGGCAGTAGGCGGCGACATCGTGCGTCGGCATCCGCAGTGTTACTACGAGCGCGATTTCTTGGGACCGGCCTACTGGCCGCCTATCGGCGGGATCGTCTCAAATCCGCCGTTCAATCTCATGCAGGAGTTCATCGAGCGGGCATGTGAGGTCATGCGCAGCAGCGTGATCCTCAGCAAGGTCGCCATGATCTGTCCGGTGCGGCGGCTTCCAGCGGCGACCTGGCTGGAAAAGCTGCCGCTCGCCACGGTCTGGCTGCTGACACCAAGGCCATCAATGCCGACAGCGGATCACATTCTGGCTGGCGGGAAGGTCGGCGGCGGGACACAGGATTATTGCTGGCTGGTCTTTAAGCGCGGCTGGCACATTGGCCGCGAGCCGAAGATGGGCTGGCTGCACCGTGAGGCTGGAGGACTGCTGTGATCGTCAGGCAGGCGGAATTTGCGCGGCGGCTGCAACGCACCCGCGTCAAGCAGAAGCTCAAGGCGGTTGATATTATCGCGGAGCTAAAGGAGTTAGATCTCGAAGTCACCCGCCAGGCTTATTCGAATTGGGAACACGGCTTTGTGCTGCCGAAGCAAAAATATATTGCCGCATTGGCGGAAATCTTGGCGTGCAAACCGGAATGGCTGCGCAACGGCGACGCCAATGACAGTGTAGCTTCTATTCAGCAGGTGAAAAGCGTGCTGCGACAGTGCGCGAAAGACCTGTCATTCATCGAGCAGCAGTTAAAGCGTGGATAGCGGCGATGCTGCGGTACTCTATCGGCTTATTAAGCATTTGCGCCCTGCTAATGCCGATCTTCATTCCATCGGTGATACCCAAGTCTTTATAGACGACCGTGGCCGATGCCACGCGCAGCCATTCTAGGCTGGCTTCTATTCCCTTGTGCCGCTCAAGCGGATCGGCATCATCGAGAATCCCCGGCCATAGCAGGTGGCTGGCGAATGGCGACTCGCCCCTTGCTAGACTGTCGAGCATCGCCCGCGCGGCGTACTTTCGGTTTCTTCTTCGCTGTGCCGGCGTTGCGCCCTGGTACGGCGATTCGAGTATTACGAGTCTCACGAACCTGCTCCGTTGTTTTGCCGTCAAGCGTCGCTGCCTTGCCGGTCATTTTTTCCCATCGCTCGATGGCCACCTGGACATACGCCGGATTGATTTCGATGCCGAGACAGCGGCGATCCAAAGTCTCTGCGGCGATGATGGAAGTCCCCGAGCCGAGGAACGGATCATAGACATATTCGCCTATTCGCGAGTTATTTCGCATGGGCCGCGCCATGCATTGGATAGGTTTTTGGCTGCCGTGTTTTGTCCTCATGTCGTCTAGTTGCTTCGCGTGGCGCTGAAAAGTATTGTTATCTATTTCCCAAATAGTAGCTTGCGTTCTATCGCCGTTCCAATCAGCGCTTTTATTCTTTCTAACGCAATAAAGGCACGTTTCATGCTGCCAATGATAATCACCTCTGCTTATAGCAAAGGCTGGCTTTGCCCAAATAATTTGGGATCGAGCAACAAAGCCCGCTTGTTGCAGCGAAGTCGGTACAGTTAAATCAAGCGATGCGTACCAACAATAGATGACATTCCCGGCGAAAAGATTCCACGCTTTGATCCAATTTGATTGATGGTCATTATTAATGGCGTTCGTCGCTCGATAAATGGAATCGAGCGACGAACGCCATCCTGGATCATAGTTCACGCCATAAGGCGGATCAGTCACCATCAGCCTTGGCTTGTCGCCAGCAAGTAGGCTGGCGACAACCGCCTGATTCGTGCAATCGCCACAGACGAGCCGATGTCGCCCGAGATGCCAGATATCGCCAGCGGCTGTATAAATCTCGTCGGCGGTTGGTAATTCGACTTCTCGGTCCAACTCCTCGTATTCGCCGCCCCCAGCGATGAAATTTGTGAGATCCAATTCGGGAAGGCCGAGCCGCCCGAGTTCATAGTCGGCGAGCCGCAGATCGCCCAGCTCGAGCTTCATCAATTCACTATCCCATTCGGCTAGTAACGCTAGTTGATTATCCTTGATGCGGATCGCTTTCTTTTGCGCCTCGGAATAGCCGCGTGCCACGATCACCGGATAGGTTTCGAATCCGCATTTGAGTGCCGCCAATCGTCGGCCGTGGCCATAGAGAATTTCATCCTTCTCATCCACCATGATCGGCGCGATTACGCCGTCCTCGCGCATCGATGCCGCTATGAGATTGATCTGCTCGTCGCTATGCGTGCGCGGGTTGCGCTCGTATGGCTTGACGCGGGCAAGGGGCCACATCTCGACGTTGGCGGCTGGCCACTCAGGCGTTGTCGGCAGGCGCTGCGGCGGTTTTGCTCGTTTGGGCAATAGATGCGCTCCTCAGGGAAGGGCAGGATTTTACGAGATTGCCACACGGGGCCGCTAGGGCCTCTGGTTGGGGCAAGTACCCCAGTTCTCGGACAAAACGCACGGACGGGGGCTTTGTGGGCGATTGTGAGCCTATCGTCCGCCGGGGCGGGCTTGGTTTCCTGCCCGATATTGTGGAGTGGATAGCGGGGAAACCCGCTTGCCCAATCGCTCGAATCATATCAGTCTAAAAAGGTTGCGCCCCGCCCCCTTTTGGATGCCAAGGGCGAGGCGCGAAATCCGATGATGGTTAGCCCCGATCGGATTTGAAGATCAACTAGATACGAGAAAATCTAGTTTTTTTCAAGTCCAAATCCCGGCCATCCACTACTCGGTGCTCCCGGCTAAGACGCCGACTGAGAGCGCTTAAAGCCTTATTACGCTGGAAGCCCCGCAGCGAAACAACGGGGTCATGCGCGGCTTCCCCCGACCGCGTTCCGAAAAGGACGGAACGGCAACCAGGACACAACAACGGTATCGATGACTAGCTGCTGTTGGCTTCTCAACAGACCGGGCGGAGTGGCTCCCCGATAAAAGAGCATCCTGGGATACGCATGAAGGCCGTAACGCTAGCTCTGTACCGGGTATAGCGGGGCGTGACCTATGGGAGAAGGCGATGGAGATTAAGAAACTGCCACCCGGAGAAGCGATAGGTGCCCGTGATTTGCATGAATGGTCAACGAATCGGCGCGGCGGAAGGAGCGGCGTAGCCAAAAAACGCGAACCAGAAACTAAAGACCGTGCAGATCGATGGCTGGATAAAAGACCTTACGCACAAACCGGCGAGGTTGTCCGTCCGGAAATCTGGTGGAGCAAAAAACAAGAACGGTGGGTTAAGAGGTATCCAAAACATAAAGCGCTCGGGCCGAAGCGAAAGGCTGGAATAAATTCAAGGGCGCTTGGCACCAACCCGCGAGCTAAAGGCAAAAATCCCCGTGCCAACACCTGAACGCAACGCCGCTTTTGAAAAATACGTGTTGGCGCAGCTCCGTTGTGCGCGGGCGCGGATCAAACTTCTCATTAATGAAATCGACACCATTGGCCTCGCGCTCAAGTCTGGGGCGATAGGTCCGGATGAAGCGATCTATGCCCTTCATGAAGCCGGGACGCTGAATTTCTTGTGGCCGATGCCGCCACCACTGATTGAGGAGCCAACACTAACCAACGAAGGAAACGGCCATGACGGACGCGAAGGTAATTCAACTACCGTTCGAGGAGCTTCTGAGGTCAGCTCGCCGGAAGCTGGAAGCGCTAAGTAAATTTGAGAAGGAAACCACAAGCGAAAGAAACCGGAGGCAGATCGCAGCCGGTAAGGCGCTCATAGCTTTGCGGGAGGCGGTGGAAGGTGGCGCTGTGGGGGAGTTGGCGACGTGGTGGGAATGGTTTGAGGACAATATCAGGATCGATGGGATCAGCCGCCGGACGGCTACTCAATACATGCAGATAGCAGGCGACTTCGCACCAGAAGCCAAAATCATCGAGCTTCGGGCAAAAAATACAGAGAGAAATCAAAAGCATAGGGCCTCGCATCACGTGATGCGCGAAACTGTGGATAAGGTGGATAAGCCGGTGACGCGCCTTTTTGCGCCGAAGAATTACCCTGCAGCCGACGACGATGATGAACTGCTGGCGCAGTTCATCGACCTGTTCAAGCGCATGTCTTGGAATTGCCGGGTGCGGGCGGTGAAGGCGGTAAGAGAACTTTATCAGAAGTGGCACCGTGGGGAGGATTGAAAATGTGGCTACCGAGTTTTGGCGGACCAGCGGAGCGGTCCTGGCGGCGGGAAAGCGAGAACGCAGAATTTGAAAATCTAAGGGATCAGCTACAGGCGATTTATAGCCCGCCGATCCTTTATCGAGCACTGCTGTATTGGTATCGCAGCCACAACAAGAAAGACGGCAATGCCTACCATGCCTTCAAGGATTTATTCGGTGGTGGCAAACCAACGACAACTGACCAATGTGGTGATCCGGTTTGTCTCAACGATCCGGACTTTGAGCGATGGGTGCAGCTTCGTACCGAACGCAACAAGAGGGCATGGCAACGGCTTAAAGCAAAGGAGAGGAGAAAATGAAAGTTCTGAGGAGTTGGGATGATCTGGTGGCGAAATGCCGCGCTCAAGATGAAGAATTAAAGTGCCGGTTTCACGAGGGCAAATCTCATTACGACATCATCACTGAGATCAGTTTTCCGGAACAGTTAAGAACGAAGGATTGGGATTATGGGGAGGAAACCAGCGAGACGGTTAACTCAAATCGATTGGGAACGTATCGAGCATCGCCAGTGGATAAAACAACTTGAGGGAATGATCCGGAGAATGATTCTCGGGATTAAATATGTGCCAGCACCGCCCGATCCCTGCTTCCGACCCGGCGGAATCAGGGAACGGGCGATGAAGGCATTGCATCGTCGTTAGTCCTTACGTGCCAGAGCGCGATTGCCGTTGGGATCGACAATCGTGTATCCGGCCAGGCTGCGTTGATGGATGCGGGTCAGGTGATGACCGGAGTTGGGGTCATACACTGTGGCATTTCCGTTACCATCGACTGCCCTAATTGCCATGACGTGGCCGTGTCTAACCGCAACCATTCCAGGTGCAGGGTTTGCCCGCGGAAACCGGAACCAATTTGCGGCGAGGAACAAGCCCCGAATTGGATGGCCGAATATCTCGACTGACACGCCGCACCCACAAAACGAGTGCCACGGACAGCCAGGAGGATGCGATACGACGGTGCCTGCATCATAGGTCGTCCCCCGGTGATTGCGGTGGTGATGCCTTGCCTGTGCTTCTACCGGCATCGTCAGTAGTGTCATCAAGATCAGAAACTTCCTCATCGATCAGTCCCCCGGTTTCGATGTTGAACAGCTCGTCGTCACGCATACGCTCGTACTCCGCGTCAGGATCGGGCTCGGCTGGTGCCTCGTGTCCGTGGTGAGGACAATCCGGATCGATCTTGACGATGTACGGTGGATCGATGTCCGTGCTGTGGACCACCGACCACCGGCATGTGCAGAAAGCTGTCATTGCCATTCTCCGTTTTGGTTAAGTTGTCACCGGCATCTTTGTATCAGCAAGGATTTCATCAACCAGCATCGTCGGGCTCCGTTGGTTTTTTGGGGAATGGTATGATCTGCGCCATGTCGGCATCCTCCTGAGTTTTTAGTTTCTCAGAGAGGTTCATCATTTGCATGGCGCACAGCACACCACACAGGAATGCGCGCTCGATGCGCGTCATCGGCTTGTCGACGTAGCGCAGCCGGTAGATCGCATCGGCAATGTCGGCGGGAATGTCATTCGCGCTCATTGGATTCTCCGTTGTTTTGAATCTCCGTTGAGAAAAGTGGCCCGCCGGGAAGGCCGCTTTGGCTAGGAGGGCAAACTCCGACCAAAGGGCCACTCTCGGCGGGCCGCGCCGCGCATGGCTGTTGGACCATGCTGGCGCTGCGGGGCGGTCAACGGAGAAACGGAAACCGCCTCGGTTCGCCGCTTCCTACGCCGCTGCTTTCAGCTTTGCCATTTCACTGGCGAGTTGCCACAAGGCGCGGTTCAGTTTGAGGTCGCCGTCGATTGACTTGACCTCACGTGTGGACATATTCCGCCAACGGCCACGGTCGTTCTGAATGCGAGCGTGGAGGCCGCCCTTGACGGTGTTCTCCTGCACGACATTGAACGTGCGCCACAGATCGGAGCGTCCGTTCGGGCCAGTGCCGCGATCTGCCTCACGGCGCACATACAAGAGTTGTTCCGCCGTGATCGGAGTGTCCACGTTGCCTTCCTTGTCACCGAAGCGAACGGTCCTCGCCGACTCGGCAAAGGCCATCTGCTCGTCGCGGGTCAGCTCGATGGTCGGCCATACCTTGGGAGCTTCCAAGGCAAGGGGTGCGTGTTCAACGATCTGAAACGCACCATCGACCACTGCCTGAATTTGCCGGTCGCGGTTGCCCGCATGGCGGATGTGAACGCTGGCGATGGTGCCATCGTCTACGGCCATGCCATTCAGGCACAGCAGCTTGAACAGCCCCGCCATGAAGTCGTAAGCGGCGGTGCCGTCATGGGCGTTGCGGAGAATTACCTCAAGGAAGGTATCCCCAACGGCCAAGGCGGTTTCGCCCAAGAGCCGCATCCGGACCATGTGCTTGGTGTAGTTCTTGCGATCCGGATCGCGGGAGCGAGTGACCCGCGCCTCGACCGGCACGAATCCCTTCTCCATCAGCGCCGTCATTACGTCTTCGGTGCTGACATACACGTAGCGGTCAGAGCGACTCACGTGCGGCTGCGGCGCGAAGATCGCGGGTAACCGGCGTTGCATTTCCTCAAGCGTGAGCGAGTCGTTGCCACGCGAGCGGATGATCGTATCGATACTCATCTTTCGTCTCCGTTGTTTGGGTTCACTGACAGAAAAATTCTATCAGAGTCTTTATGCTTGCACAAATTAAATGCAAGCCCACTAATCGCCTGAACGATCACCGGGCTTGCATCCCACACGATCTTCGCGCAGAAGGTGAAGGTCAAACTCCAGCAATGCACGCAATCCGTCAGCGCAACCTTCAATTCGTTGGGGATATTTTGATGTGTCACGCAAGGCTTTCCAAGCATAATGCGCTGATTGGTATTCAACCAAATCAATGATGGCCGAGAGCATTTCATCCGCAGAGGAAGTGGCAACTATTGTTCTGCGGGCTTGTTCTACCTTGGCCTGAGATAATCCAAAGCGATCAATGATGCGCTCAAGTTCACGCCGCTCGCTCCAGTGTAATTCCACTCGTTCGCGCTTGCTCATCGGGTTCTCCGTTGGTAAGTTGGTTCATTGCTCTACGGACAAGTCGGCGAGTGTCCACAACAACCCCGACAGCCCGCGCGTCCACTTCTCCGTTGTGAAAGCCGCGAGGCTTTCCTTTTCGTGGACGGTGGTGGGTAAAAGGGCCGGGAACGAGTGACACCGCCCCCGGCCCTCTTTTTTTTAGCGGACAGTGAGTCCCGCTGCGTTCGCCTGGAAGCAGAAATCACGAGCTTCCTTGTGGTCACTATTCAAGCGATCCGCGATGTAGCGCGGAAGGAGACAACCTTTGAAGTTGTTCACTCCGCCCTCCTGACTGTAGCAAGCCTGAACCCACGCTTTGTGATAGTTGGAATCCGCTTGTTCGATACAGTCTAAGAGGTCATTCGCGTTGGCAGACACGATGCCCGCTGCCAAGAGCGCAAGCGATAGTACTTTCCTCATCTTTCTTCTCCGTTTGGTTCACCACCGCCAGGATGACGGCAGCATGTCGAACAGCATGTCGCACCGCTTCTCATGTCGCTGTGCGGTATCGATTTCACCGCGAAGGCGAAAGCGCATGGCAATCGCCTTGCAGTCTGCGTAGGCGGCGAGGACAGAAAGAGCGGTGGCAAGATGCACCAGCGCTCGTCCGGATCATTCGTCGCGGCGTCAAGGTTGGGAATGCTCAGCTCGTTAACGAGTGTTGTCATCGCGGCGCTCCCTGTCTTGCCGCTATCCCCTTCCTTTGGCGATACACACTCATTTCCGGATGTTTGCTGACGGCCTCGCGACCGACTTTGAACACCTTGCTGATGTCCATGATGTCGATCTGGATGCCGGAGCAATTCCGCACGTAGATGCGGTTGATCCGTTCATCGACGGCCTTGGCTGCCTTAGCCTCGGCGCGTTTCGCTTTAGTCACGTTTGCTTTGGTAACGTGCATTTCGCTTCTCCGTTGGTTTGAGTAGAGGTTTTTGGTCCAGTGGCAGTAGCCCACGACCATGACGCCGCCCGACTTAGAGCGGCGCTTGCTGCACTTTGCACTTCTCTACCGCTAGTCGATCTCGATGCGGAAGCCGTTCAGCCGAGCAACTGCGCTGGCATTCACGGCATTGAATGTTGCATCATCCAGCTTCCCGAAGATTTCATCGAGTACATTGAGCGCATTGTCGAACTCGTCCTCGGGCACCGTATTCGCGACATGGATTGTGATTGTCTTTTCAAACAGTTTCATTTCGCTTCTCCATTGTTGCGGTATTGCGCCACGCTTCTTCAAACAGGCGGCGTAGCTCGCCCTTGGTCAGTTCCGGTTTGCTTTTGCTTTTGCTCACCGTCACTGTCATCACACTCACGATCCGCTGTGGCGGCTTGCTGATCGGCCTTCCTATCGGCGCGATCCGACTGGTGTGTTTGAAGGTTGGCAGCCGAGCCTCGAGCCCGAGCCGGTGCACTTTGCCAATCACCGCATTGCGTGTGATACCAAGCTCGTCGCCGATGATGCTGGCCGATGCGCCGTCTTTCCACATGCACCGGAGGATCGCTTCGCGTTGATTACTCCACATTGAGCGCCTCCCACGGCTGGACACGCCCATCGATTACGAGCGTGTCGATGGTCGATCCTAGACTGATGGTCCGGCCGGATTGGATCAGGGCGGCCATACGCTTCAGTTTACGGGCTGGATCGCGGTAATGGCAGAGCACGACATTCGCGATAAATGATGCGCCGTGGTCTTGGCAGTACCTATAGGCTTCCATTTTGGTCATGGTTCTCGCCGTCTGCTGGATTCAGTGCTGGAGCCGAGGCAGGGGAACCGCGGCTCCAGTCTCAACCCATCCTACGCGGTGACTAGATGGCGGGTTGAATTCATGTCGGGATCTTCCCATGGTTCCAAGGTTCACAGACGATGCAGCCGCAAGCCTTGAACGGATCTTTCAGCATGTGCAACTCGCGGATCTCATCTATCTGTCTCTGCAGATCATCGTTCGCCTCCTCCTCGGTATCACCGCGGCCGATCAGGTCGGTGTGGTGCGGGTGATAGACTTGGAACTGAGGCTCTACGAATTCGAACGGATCTCGCATCATTTTGCTCACCCTGCTCATTGACTCGCCGTACTGGCGAAGGATGTTGTTGAAGATTTCAGCGCTCACTGATCTTCTCCTTCAGGTCTTCGATTGCCTGCTTCTCGGTTCTGCCCCAGCCCATAGGGCTGCGTGAGTCCTCGGCGCCATCGTAGGTGTCGTCATCGACGGCGTGCCATTCCTGGCCCCAGGGTGTGAGGTACATTTCGGTGCGGATGTTCATATGCTCACCTGTATGAATAAGCCGTCGCAGTTATCGATCTTCTCGATCAGGTCCTCAGTTGCGAGCTGTACCTCGGGAGAGACCTTTCGCACCCTCTCCAGATGCGCTCGCAGAGCAACGCGGAGGATCGAGAGATCAAGGGCTGAGGCTTCGTAGGGTTTGTCGTTCATTTGCGTCTTTCCTTCATCGCATCTTGCGCCATTGCCTCGTCATGCATTCCCTCGTTGTAACCTTTGAGCCAAGTCTCAGAGATTATTTTGAATATTTTTTGAGTTAGAAAGTTTACCTTTCCGGCCTCAATGCCATGTCCTGCGAGAAGATCGTGTACGTCGTCCATTGTTGTTTCTTGTTGGTGTTCGCTCATGATTCACCTATGGGCAATTGCAGTCTGCTTCAAAGCACTCGTCAACGTGGGCGACCAATGCCTCACGAGTGGAGAACGATTTGGTCGGGTGCAGGCCGATGCCAATGTGTTCACGCCAATTCCCGTGAATGTCCTTTACGAATAACATGTAGGTGTCGTCATTCCAGGTGTCATATACGCGCAACTTCGGCGTGCTGGTTGAGGTCACGGTCATGTCGATCAGGATCAGAGATGGATTTTTGAATGTGGTCATTTGCTTCCCCTGTGTTGATGTTCGGTGTCGTCGCGGTGGATGCCTAGATCAACCATTTGCTTTCCCTATGTTTGATAATTGGCTATATAATAGCTTTCTGAGGTTTATGCTAGCATAAATTAAAGCCCTGTGGAAATGCGGTCAAATAGGGTATTTCCGGCTTTGGAGGGATTTGGCCTGCCCGGCGCCGCTGGTGCGTTTTGCGGGCATTGGCGGTGGTGGCTAGCCAGTTATGCCATTGGGCCTATAGGCGGCCATTTGTGGGGCATTACGGGGCTATAAGGCAGCCTTTTAGGGAGGAAAGCGCTATGAGGCGTAAGAAACGACCACCGGGGCGGCCGGCAACTGGCAAAAATACGATGATTGCGATTCGTTGGCAGAAGCCATTGCTGGACGGTATCGAAAAATACGCGCAACAGCAGATGCTGGATCGCGGCACCGCCCTGCGCCAGATCGTGACGCGTTTCCTTGCCGAAAAGGGCTTTATTGATCCTGACGTGATCTACGCGGTCGCGGCTAGCGCTAAGCGGCAAGCCGCAGAGTGATGCGCTGGATACTGATCCTGTATTTCACCTGCGGGCACGGCTGCGGGCAGCCAACCTTGGTCGAGCTGCCTGATGTCTATGCCACCTGGGAGCAATGCCGGAAGGCTGGCAATGTGTGGCTCACGCCAAATGCCAATCCGATGCGCGCGGTTAAGAGCTTTGCCTGCATGAAGAACTAGGCTCTGCGCGGCCTTGACCCGCGCAGAGTATTTGTTCAGGCCACCTTCTGCCTACGTTTGCGCGGCTCAACACCACCAGCCCAGCGAGGCCGGTGCCGAATAGCCATACGGCTCCCGGTACTGGCACTCGTGCCGGACTGCCTGGCGCGGCGAAGGCCACGAACGAATCCGGACCATCATTCGTCACCTGGCAGGTTGCCGACGGCGTACCGACGCAGCCGAGAGCGGCGGCAAGGCCGATCTCGAAGTTACTCAGCACGTCGGCGGTAATCAGCGTGTTGAAGTTCTGCTGCTCAGCCGCATCCAAGATAAACAGGAACACGGCGTTGCCGTTTCCCGGCTCCTCGGCAAGATCACCGGCGGTGTAGTTCACCGGCTGGATCACAGGGTCCAGCGAGAAGGTCTGGATCAGCGTGCCGTTGTGGTACAGGCCAAGCGTCAGTTGTTGCAGCGTGATGCCGGTCTGTCCCGTTTGGTCGGCATTGAAGCCGACGCCGACCTTGAGGCCGGTATTCCACCCCAAGAACGCCAGGGTGGGCGTGCTGGCCTTGTCGGTGCCGGTTTGTATGCCGTTGTTGACGGCGCTGATGATCCCGCCTGCCGCTGCGTTGCCTGTCAGCACAGACGGAAACAGCGTGCCGCTGCCTCCGGCCCCCGGCGTAGCCAAGCCTGCTTCAAACGTACCCGTTTGCAGCGTTAGCAGGCGAGGGAAGTCGCCGAAGCCCTGGCCTCCCAAATCCTGAAAACTCTTGCAGTTGTTATCGGTGCACAGACCGAAACCAACGCCGTTGTTCAGCAGAACCAGGTCGGCATGTGCGGCAGTAGTCATGAGCAACGCTGTTGCCGCAAGCAGCGCAGTCCTTAACCCAGACATTTTATTGGAGACTCCTTCTGTTCGGGGGTATCCCGCGTCACGATTTTACCGGCTGGCAAAATCGTCAGGCTGTGAACTTTTTCACACGCCCGATGCCGATCAGACCGGCAAGGCCCGTGACGAATAGCCACATTGCCCCCGGCAGCGGTACTGGCGTGACCGCAAACGCCAGCGCCTGATTCGGCTGTACCGGCGCGTCGTGCAAGAGATTGATGTCGACGGCGAACGGACTGCCTGTGACAGAGGCGAGATCGATGGCTTCATCCGAGAGCGTGCCAGCATCAACGCCCAAGGTCTGAAAGCCGGGATATTCAACCGACCAGATGGCAAGCTGGATCGCCGCCTTGTCCAATACACTGAGGCCGTCGAACATCAGGTCGCCGATCTCGGTGATCTGCGTCTGCGTCAGCGGCGGATTGAGCCCACCAGCACCCGCCGCGGTGAGCGGCGAGATTTGATAGGTGTAAGGTCCGACCTGCAAACTGTTGAGCAGGTCAAGGCACCAGACATCTAGCGTTTGACCGGAGTTGACGCCCGCGCCGATGAGGGTGATCTCGCCTGCAATAACGGAGCGCTGTATCGGCTGCTGGATGTCGACGCCGACGCCGTTCACGCTAAAGCTGCCATAGGTGAATGTACCGGCATGTGCGGCGTTGCCTATCATCAGCGCTGTTGCCGCAAGCAGCGCCTTCATGCCAATCTTCATTGCGCTCTCCTGTTTTTCAATGATGAATCGGTAGAGTACCAATACCGCGTGACTTCACCAAGGTGTTGTTAATTTGTTTGTTAACCGATAATTGCCTGATATACCCATTCTGCATGATCCCTATTGCGCAAAGGACGGAGTTCAATCATGGCAAGAAGAATTAAGAAAGCAGCAATGAAACGTCGTGTGACGCGTAAAAAGCGTGCTGGTGGACGGGTACGAAACCGTTCTAACGAGGCGCAGACCGCTGCGAGGTAGGCCAAGAGCCTTAGCGGAAAACCAGCCAACTAGAAAAAGCGGCAAAAAGGCTTATCCTCCCGCGCCATGCCGATGGTCGTTGGATCTCGCCGCTGGCGGCAAAAAAATAATCCTAAGCCCGAAGGGCGTCCGAGGAAGCCTGCGCTCGAGTTGAAATTTGAGGCGACGAAAGAGCAGCGCGATCTCGTCAAGCTCCTAGCGGGCTATGACATTCCCGAATTTCGCATTTGCAAACTGATCCGCAATCAGCATACCCGCCGTTGCATTGCGATTCAGACGCTGCACAAGCATTTCGAAGAGGAATTAGAGATTGGCCGCGAGACTATGAACGCGGTCTGTCTAACGATGCTTTCCTCTCAGATCCGCGAAGGCAACATGACGGCAATCATCTGGTACATGAAAAACCGCATGGGCTGGAAAGATGTAGTAGAGCAGCATCGGTTTAGCGCCGACGTGAAGCTTGACTTCAATCATGACGAGCTGGTGCAGAAATTACAGGAGCGCGGCTTGCCGCTATCCGTGTTCGGCATCGACAAGCCGGTGCTTGAGTTGGAAGCGAAGCCTCATCGCAAGGAAAACGGGCCATGACACGGGTTGTGTATCCAGCCAACACAAAGCTGCCAATGCCGCCTGTAGCGATGGCTGCCGCACCGACAGCGCCGAAATGGCAGCCAACTGTCACTGTCGAGCCGCCGACAATTATCGCGACACCGCAATATCGGGAAAAGTCCGAATACAAGCTCGAGGACAACATTCCAGCGCCGCCCAGACGCGTGGGCATAAGCAAATATCCATTCCCCGATATGAAACCGGGTCAGAGCTTCTTTGTGCCAGACGGCAAACTGAAAACCATTACCGCTTCCTCGCAGAGCTATCGCAACAGCGAGAAGCAGAAGGGCAACATCGTGAGCTTTGCATCTCGCGATTGGATCAACCACGAGAAGGACGCTGACGGTAATGAGATAGAGATCCCTGGCGTCCGCTGTTGGAGGACCAAGTGATGGCAATGATTTATGGATTGCGCGATCCGACTGATACTGATCAGACAATTTATTATGTGGGATGCACCAAAAGGAAATCTCTAGCCCGCCGATTGGTTGCGCATCTGATAGAGCCAAGTCTGGTGCGAAAAGCTAAAACGGGAAAGAACATTTGGATCAGTCAGCTTTTAGATAACAATATTATGCCGGAGATCGTTCTTTTGGAGAACGTATCAGTAAGTCAATTACTCGTCCGCGAACGGTACTGGATCAATTTCTATAGAGAAGCCAATAAAAGAGCAGGAAAGCCATTTTTAAACAGTCTGCACGATCATTTATCTGGCCGCAGACAAATCACCAATGGAAAGAGGAACGGAACGCTTAAACCGGGACAGACTATGCCTGATGGATTTCGATATGGCAGCGTTTTTTCCGCAGAGTTTCTAGAGCGGGCTGCTAAAAACTGTTCTGTTCTCGGGAAAAAAGCGAGAGATACCATCATGATTAACAACGGTGCTGTCACGAAGCGTATCCAGAAGGGACAAGCGGTGCCTGATGGTTGGCGGCGCGGTATGTCACCAGAAGCGTGGATAACACGCCGACAGAAATATGGACAGTCAGGCTTTAGCAGGAGGGTCTAATGGCAGCAAAAGCGCTTGAGAATTTTATGTTCGGCCTAAGTTTTGGCCTCGGCTTTGCCATCGCGTTCAATATCCTCAACGTGATCGCGGGCCTGCTGCACGCACCGGCAGCGCTGCACTAGGAGACGGTTATGAAGTTGAAACCAGCGTTGATGGCGGCGCAGCAAGGTCCAATAGGCGTATGGCTTCTCGATGATGGCGGCAATCCCAAGATCACGATCTCGATAGACGGTCCTCGCTCGTCTAGGCCGCAACGGCAAGCGGTTGCTAACGCGATTGTCGATGCGTTACCGGATGATGGCATTGAGATTCCGGACACGTGAAACCCCGCGTTTCCGATGAAGTGTTGATGCGCGCTTGGCATAGTCCCGAGCCGGCATTCGTTGTCGCCACCGAGCTTGGGATTGAAGAAAAGAATTTGACGCGGCGCTGGCTGCGATTGAAGCGTCAGGGCGTGATTCCTGGCAATGGTCGCGATACCAGAAGATCGTTGTGGAGCAATCGCAGGCTTGTGCGGGCGCTGGAGGGCGACGATCTCAATGCCAAGTCGCAGGTCCTCATTGCCATCACCGAGGAGTTCCTGCGGCGATTGCGTGAGGCGCACAGGATCGAAGACGTGGTTGAACTGCGTCTAAGACGATGACCGCGCCAGCTTTCAATACCGACGATTTCCGCCTCGTTGATGAACTGGCGCAATTCGAGGCGCGGGAATCGTTCTGGTCATATCGCCAGTACATGAATCCGAAGATGATTTGGGGCTGGTGGCAGCGTGAGGTTGCGCTCGAGCTGCACCGCTTCTGGTTGGATTATCTGGCGGGCAAGAGGCCAAAGCTATTACTACAGAGCCCGCCTCAACACGGAAAAAGTACGATGGTCATCGATTTCGTATCGTGGGCCATCGGACAGGCATTCCTAGAGAAGCAGCCTGCGATCCGCTTCATCTTTGCCTCGTTCAGCGACCGGCTTGGCATACGCGCCAATGTCAGGCTGCAACGTATTCTCATGAACCCCAAACATCCGGCGATTTTTGGCAAGCAGATCCTCGATCCGAGGAAATCGATGGCGAACAGCCAGATGATCGAATTCGATGGTGAAGGCGTGGATCGCGGTTATTTTCGCAACACCACCGTCGAGGGCCAAGTTACCGGCGAATCATTGGACATCGGCGTGATCGATGATCCGATCAAGGGCCGTGCGGAGGCTAATTCGCAGCTCACTCGCGAGAAGACATGGTTATGGATGACTGATGACTTTATGACGCGGTTCTCCGACAAGGGCGGACTGCTGATGATAATGACTCGTTGGCATTTGGACGATCCGGCTGGCCGGTTGATGGAATTGAATCCAGATGTGCGCGTGTGCCGCTATCCGGCGCTGGCCGAGGAGGACGAGGAATATCGCAAGGAAGGCGAGCCGCTGTTTCCGGAATTGAAATCGGCTGAGTTCCTCGACAAGCAGCGTGCGACCATGACGCTGGCCGGCTGGCAATCTGTGTATCAGCAAGCACCGATCATCGTCGGTGGCGATATGTTCCCCATCGACAGGGCGACCATTGTGCGTGAGATCCCGGCTAGGGCGAATGTATCGAAGGTCGTTCGCTATTGGGACAAGGCCGGGACGCATGAAGGCGGCGCATATTCGGCTGGCGTGTTGATGACGCTGATGGACGACGGCACGTATTGCGTGGTCGATGTGCGACGTGGGCGATGGGGCGCGCTGGAGCGCGAGAGAATGATTAGACACACGGCACGGGTCGATGAGCAGTTTTACCCCGAGCTGGAAGTGGTCATCGAGCAGGAGCCAGGATCAGGCGGCAAGGAAAGCGCCGAAGCGACGGTGCGGATGATGGCCGGTTACAAGGTCGAGGCGGATCGCGTGTCGGGCGCGAAAGAGGTCCGCGCCGATCCTTTTGCCGCGCAATGGCAGGCTGGCAATGTGCGGCTGGTGGCGGCGCAATGGAACCGGGATTATTTAAATGAGATGGAAAATTTCCCGGCCGGGAAATTTGCCGACCAGGTGGATGCTTCGAGCGGAGCATTCAATAAACTGGCGAGCAAGTATCGTTATGACTCCACGCTCTCGTGGGTTAGATGAGTAAATACAAGCACTTAGCTGTGGCGAGGCTGCGGGAATTTTTCGATTACAATTCCCGCACAGGGGAATTGCGTTACCGGCCAAACCGCGCTCGGAAGTGGTTCAACGCTTGGGGATTTGGCAGGTTTACGGCGGGGCACGAGACAACAGAGTGGTCAAGTATGCCAAGACATTGAATGCAGCGATTGTTATTCGGCAAAAGATCAAGAGGCGGTTAGGAATGACAAATCGTCATGGGTTGCGGGTGAGATAATGGACATAAACGATCCCGCCAATGCGCTTCCTGTTTGGATCGCACCGAATCCTAATCCCGGCGGGACGCTGACCCACATCAGCGCAGCGGGCAGTTATCTGGTCAGGACCGGCAAGGGCTGGATCACCGGGATCTCGGTGAATACGCCCGCGACGAGCAATTCGATAATGACCGTTTACGATGGTGTTGATGCAACCGGCAGCGTCATGGCGGTGATCGACATGAGCAAAGGTAATCCCAGCGCGCAGAGTGCCGCTCCGTGGCCGTTTATCAGCGGGCTATTCCTGGTGCTTGCGGGCAATGCCGCCGACATCACGATAGTAAGTCACAGCGCCTGATGTGACCGCCGACGATTTCTGGTTTGGTGTTACGCTGCTCGCCGCCTTGATTGTTGCCATCGGCCTGGTGCTGATGGTGATGAAGGCAATAAACAACGGGTGAAACATGGCATTTGACGATCTGCCGAAGGATGAGCGCAAGCGCTGCCCGAAATGCGGGCGGCCAGCGATGGAATACGTGGCACGGAAAGAGGAGGGGCAGGTCGTGCAGATGGAACATTGGCTATGCCGCAATTGCAGCAATCGGGTTGCAGCACAGGAGATGCCGAAATGATTACCGCCGAACTGACCCGCATTACCACTGCACTGACTCTGACGCCCAAGGACTTCAAGGCACAGCTCTATGCCGCGTTGGTGGATACCGGCCATCGTTTTTTACTGCCGCGTGTGGAGATCGAATGGGGGCAACGGCGCATCGATTTCACCAAGCTGGAAAGGGCCACATTTTGCGGCATCGCCATATTTGACCGGCACGACGGCGGCGAGCCATTAGATAGCGCGCCGTTTAATCAGGGGCCTCTTAGCGTTTGGCCGGGCGACGAGATCCTTTGCCACATGGGCTGGCCGGGGTGAGCCACACTGTTGTCATAGACCGCAGCAAATATCCCACCGGGGCATATCGGCTTCCTGATCTGCCGACGATGGCCCCGAAGCAGCTCATTGACCGTGACGTCATTCGCGCCAACGTGCCTTGCGGGAGCTGCACGCTCTGTTGCCGGACGCTGATCGTACCGTTGGCGGAAGGGGAGCACGAAAAATATGAAGGACATTGGGCTTGGATTACCACTCGGGAGGGAGAACGTCTTGGCCGCGCTCTCAAGCGCAGAGCAGATGGCGCTTGCGTTTACCTTACTGACCGTGGCTGTGGCATTCATGGGCATGCGCCTCATGTATGCCAGCGCTTCGACTGCCGCGAGCTATTTCTGAAATCGGATCGCAACGGGAGGAGGAGAGCAATCAAATCGGGGAAACTGCCAAAATCGCTTTTTGACAGGGGCCGCGAGTTATTGGGGGAGGAAAGGAGATGGAATACGTAGCGTTCTTTGTGATCGGATTCGCGTTAGGGCTTGCGGTTGATCTCTGGGAACACGGATTCTTGCGATGAGCCCGCAGGAGGAGATTGATACGCTGCGCGAGGAGGTTCGCCAGCTCAAGCACATGCTTGGCATCAGCGGGCGCTTTGCTTATCCGCCGCAACTGAAACTCTCGGGCGCAACGGGCAAGCTCTATTGCCTGTTGATGCAGCGCGAGGTCGTCAGCAAGGACACGGCAATGTCGGCGCTTTATTTCGACCGCGCCGGTGACATACCGCATGACAAGATCATCCACATGTTCGTGTTCCGCCTGCGCGGCGAGCTGGCCCATGTCGGCATC